GTCACGGCACCTCGCCTCCTCATCCCCTTGATTGAGGCGCAACTCCAAGAAATCCATAATGTCCGCGTGCCAGGGTTCCAAATAGACTGCGATGGAGCCTTTACGACGACCAGCCTGATTTACATATCGTGCCGTGGCGTTAAATACGCGAAGCATAGGAATAATACCATCAGATTGACCATTTGTGCCCCGAATACGAGATTTATTGGCTCTCACATCGTGAATATGCATCCCAATACCCCCCGCCCATTTTGAGATTTGTGCACACTCTGTGAGGGTGCCGTAGATACCGTCGATAGAGTCACCCTTATTTGCGATGAGAAAGCAACTGGACATTTGTGGTCTTGGAGTACCCGCATTGAAGAGGGTTGGCGTGGCGTGAATGAAGAGACCTTGGGACATCTTGTCGTAGGTCTCCAAGACGGATGGAATATCTGCCCCGTGAATACCAATGGCGACCCGCATATACATATATTGGGGCGTTTCCATCAATTTACCCTCGTGGCGTTGAAGATACGACTTTTCGAGGGTTTTGAGTCCAAAATACCCAAAATCGAAGTCGCGTTCAGTCTTAATCTCATCCTTGACCTGACCAGCAATATCAGCGACCTCGTCTGTAACAATACCCGCTTTGGCTAACTTCTTCATCGCGAGATGGAAGGTGTTGGGGCATACCTTCTGGATATTACTGGCCACGATACGAGTCGCGAGGATTTCATAGTCTGGGTCTGAGGTAATCATACCCACACAGATTTCAGCGGAGAGTGTATCGATTTCGTGTGTGCTGATACCATCGTACATAGACGAGAAGACCTGCTGGGCGATTTTGGTAGAGTCACAGTTCTCGGAGAGACCGTATGTTAAATTCTTGATCCTATTGGTGACATTATCAAATTTCATATCCTCAATACGACCTGAGCGTTTAGTGACCCTCATTTAGTTGTATCACGTGTTTTATTTTTAACTTACTTACTGCATCGTTCAAGATCACCACTGCGAACCTTCACGGTACCAAAGGTTTCAAATTTACGGTCGGACTGGAGAAGGTAAGTGTTCACATAAAATGGACCACTTTTACCAGCTGGGGCCACTGGGGCATACGACCCAACGAAGCAGGCTGGAGCTTGGCATGGGATTTTTTCTAAATTTCTTGGTTTACCACTGTAGACCTCATCGAAGTCCGCGATGTTCAACATTTAGTATTTACAGAGTTTTTTTTCCGAGAGTATATTAAATGTGTGATAACCTTCACCTTGATTCCATGAAGCAGTGTGAGACTCCACTCAACACCCTGTTCTTTTCTGAGTTCAACCGCAATCTTCTCCAGCGGGGCATTCGTCAAGCGTTCAAGAACAAAACTGGTATCGCGATTGATTACCAAAACCCAGATGATGTCTACAGTATGATGCGCGTGGTCTTCATCAACAACGCGGGTGACCACTATTCACAGGTGAACGAACAGGTCAAGATGATGAACGCTCGTGTTATTGATACGGCTATTGGTCAAATTCAAACGGGTGTTTCACAATATATGGCGTACGTTCAAGATATAGAAACTCTCGCGGTCCCATTAGACCAGCCTATGAATACGAGTACGTATGGTAAAAAGATAGATATCAACAATAAGATTGGAATCAATTAAAGTTTTAATTCGCTAACAAGATAAGATGAGTTTGAATTATTACAAAACTGAAACTGAGAAAGTATGTAAATCCAAGGGATGGGACCGCGCTGCTGTGGATACAGTGTGGCTCCTACTCACTGAAGAATTTGGCGAACTTGCATCGGCGATTCGTCAGTATAAAAAGACATACAAGAAGACTGGCCTAAAAAAGGAGCGAGGCACGGATGTCATGATGGAAATGGGAGATGTTTTTAGTTACCTGTTTCAATTAGCACATATGTTGAATGTGGATTTAGACCAGATGTGGGAAGAACATAGGACTAAAATGAAAACCAAGAAATATAATCTAAAGTAAAAGTAAATATAATGCTCAGTGACGAGGAAGCAATTGATAATGTGAACCCATTTGTCGTGCACGATTTTTCCCTTCCAGGGGGTGTGCGACAGACTGGTAGTTTTGAGGATTTTTCAGAAATGCGTTCTGAGCCAGGCATAGCTGAGCCAACGCGAAGTGTGTACTGTGATTACGGTTTGTGTGCCGAATCCACGTCTGAATGTTCTTTATCTAGGCCATTACACCCACGTCGTAACATTGATATTGGTTTTACTCAGAATAAGAGAAGTATTGTTGACACAGTTCGTGTCGGTGTTGCGAACAATCCAACGTTTTCTATCATTGGGGCATTCATTATCGCGTTCTTCATTTTTTCAATTCTATATTACGCAAGACGTTAAAAAGGTATTCAAGCCTTGATTCATCAAGGGAATGTTGTATCAGGTCAGGTAAGGTATCTTTGCAAAACTGTTCAATATACTCCCTCTGCCAAGCACTCTTCACATTAATACGTGGTGGTTGGAATGTGGGGTCCAAAATTGTACTCGCATGTGCGACACGAATAGTTGTACGAATGTCTTGTTTTTCAGCGAGAATGTTTTCAAGGGCCAATTCGGCCATCTTTTGTCTGACCTCTAGGGTTTTTTCGACCATCGTATCCAGGAACTTCTCGTATGGAATCGATTGCTTCTTTGAAGTTAGGATAACCCAATCTGCGAGAGGTTCTGTGTCGATATAATCTATATACGTATCGTAGCCCTTCCCTGGGACAAACTTTTCATAGACAATTTCAACGTATTGAAGTTCTGATTCCACATCATAGACGGACTTTGCCGACTTCAGGAAGGAGGTCATCTAGTTTGGTCTAGAAGGGACTCAATTCTCTAAGCAAAAAAACCTCAGTATAAGGTAAAATGAATACGACAAATATAGCAATTGGTGTCGTGGTCGTAGTTGTGATATTGATTGCTGCATATTTTATGATGGGTTCTAAGAAATCAGAGGTTCCAGCCCCAGAGGCTCCAGCCCCAGAGGCTCCAGCCCCAGAGGCTCCAGCCCCGGAGGTTCCAGCCCCAGAGGCACCACCAGCTCCCCCAACTGAGTATGTGTATGAATTTATTAAGAATGTTGAAAGTGCTCATAAAAAGGATTTTAATGCACACATAACCGATATTCGCATGGATGGTGTACGCGTTACACCTGAACAAATAGTGCTTCACGAGGAACCAAAGCACACTAAATGTAATAGTAAACCAGGTGGATATCAGTGTCAAAGTGGTAATTATGGGCTCAATGACCCAGAACCAGCCAACCCAACTGTGAAGGATTTGACATGGTCTGCGTGGAAGGAAGGGCAAATTCAAGTTGGCTCAAAAGTTTTCACCATCACAACCCCAACAAAGGTTGGTGAGTTTGAAATTGACTATTTCAGACCCAAATACGCACCAGGTTGGATTATCAAGGAAAATGGTGTAGAGGTTCTCAAGGAAACTGTGAACGGTGGGGGTGGAAATACACCAAATCCCAAAAAAATCAAGTATATAATCCCATAACCTAAGTCACCCCAACCACTACTAAAAAGTAAGACCAAATATGTACTCCACCATCGCCAACAACAGCTTCTCCTATCTCCTCACTCTAGATGAGTTTAGGAAGGAGCTTCCCGAGGAGACACGACCGTCTTGGATAAAGATTACGACAATCACTATGGTCTCAAGCTTTATCCAAGAGATTAACATTAAAAAACTGCGCTACATCTTTGAAAACTTGGAGTCCTTTAAATTGAGACGATGTGGGACCAAGAGTGACGGGGGTTTTGAGTGGAAGTTGAAGCCTACCACGTTCTATAACCAGGTGACCCTCACGTATCACGACAGTTACAGTACCAAGTCTGTGAAGGTGTTCCCAAATGGTTCAATCCAAGTGGCTGGGTGTTGTGACTTGTTTGACTGTAAGCGTATCATCACCCAGTTGACCTACATTTTCAAAACATTTTTGGGTATGGAGATGAAGGTTCCAGTCGATTCCTTCCGAGTGGTCATGATTAATTCAAACTTCAGTCTCAATTACAAAGTGAATCTGATGAAGGTGGCACAGTGGTTTGAAGAACACAATGAAATTTTCAAAGTCTCCTTTGAACCCGATAGGTACAGTGCAGTCAAGATTAAGTTCAAGCCTGCCCAAGATATGAAGGAAATCACAACAAGTATATTCTCCACAGGTAAGATTATCATCACAGGGGCGGAGACCCTCAAAGAGATTGCTTTCGCGTACAATATTATTAATCAACATATCAATGAGCAACCCTCGATTCGTGTGGGGCGCACGGAGGACACAGATGTATTTGATGTATATTTAGGACACAAGTGTGAACCTATGGTTGAACACTTGAGGGCAAAGGGTTTCAAATCGTGGCTTCAGACGATTACGAATAGGCAAATTAATTTCTAATCATAATGTAATATAAAATGTCTCAACGACTTGGAATGGCCGATGGGCGATGCTTCACCCTCAACTCCTCAGCCCAACTTACGAACAACTATATCATGCAACAAAATGGTATCGCCTTCGAAGACAACTATTCGTACCGCCAACTTCTCCAAAAGTCCGGTCCAGAACTCATCAGTAAACTTGCCGAACAATCGAGAACCACGTGTGATCCATGTGATAGATACACGGATATCTCCAAGACGTACTAACTGAGCTAAATCACGAAAAAAACTTTAAAACCATACTCTAGAATGTCGCCATGTGCCATATGTCTCAATAACGTGAGATCAACGAGGACCAACCCTCCGATCCGTTGTGGACATACGTTCCATTCGCACTGTCTAGAGGAATGGAAGAGTAAAGGTAAGAATACCTGCCCCCTATGTAGAAAAATATTTGACGTTTCGCAGTTTAAGGTGACGATCACGGTTCAGAACAATTACACAGCATCTTCAAATACTGTGTCCTTGGAGACTGACGCCATTTTTAACATTATGGATATATTTGATATGTCCTTCGATGTCGAGAACACGGTAGACTTAGAGAGTCTTTTTAACGATCTTGGAATGAGTTTGTCCGACCTTGATCCCCTTGTCCTTGACGCAGAATGAACTACAGTAGCGCTCATAGTTTAGACCTGGATAATCTCTAGAAGCCTTGCGAGGGTCTTTGATGACCTTTCCCTTTGCATCCGTCAGAAGTGGACCCGTAGCCCAACCCCTCTTGTGACTGAATATATTAGCTTTGAAGACGATACGCTTCCCGACTTGGAACCTACCAGCTCTCTTTATTCTCGATTCTGGAATCTTGAAGAACTTGGCGACTGATGTTTGGGTATCCCCAGGTTTAATCTTATATTCCACGACACCGTGTTGACGGTAGAAATGGAAGTCACCTTGGCGGATGTAGTTTGTGGGTCGCCCAGGGCACACAAACATCATGACCTTGTAGTATCCCTTTTTACACTTGGTACCCGCATCCACTTTGTAGACTTTTGTGGGATTATCCGAAATCACGCGTCTAGGGAGGTCCTTACAATGGGTGTAATCGTGGGGGCGATTTGAAAGCCCTGAGCGGTCACCGGGAATAGACTTTTGCCAACGATAGGCTTCATAGTCCCCAACCGCGTATGCGTAGCAGTTATTGTTCCCAATACCAGTCGCGGTACCCCACCGCTTATTGGTGAACTTCTTTTCAGAACCACTCAAAGGGAGTTCTTTCATTTGTAATCTGTGTAGAAAAAAATATTAATACTAAGTAAAATGCAAGTTGTTGATAAAGTTGCCAAGTCTCAAAACAAGTCTGATATGCTCATGGAGTTTCTCATCTTTGTGCTCAGCATTCTTATCAGCACGTTCGTGATTCGTTTTGCTTGGAATCGCTCTCTTGTGAAGCACATCACCATCCTCAAGCCAATTTCTACGATGTTTGACGCCTTTATCCTTGCGTTGTCTTTGAGCATTATTCGTGCTTAAACTTCCTTGAAACCCACAATCTTTTCACCATTTGGGCCGACGAGGGTTGGATAGGCGTCCATACCCGAACACTCCTCTGTATCGCAATCCACAAATCGGTGAGGTTTTCCATTCTTCTTCATATGATCTAACTGTTTACGAGTCCAACCACACCCCATGGTCCCGTACACAGTCCACTGTTTCCCGTCTGGCGCTGGAGCCGACTGTCTCGTTCTATAGAGAATTGTGAGAGCAGCGAGAATGAGAATGAGAGTAACGATTTGTGAGCGTCGCATAGTTGTATAGTATACCCTCACATATTTTTTATGAATGCGCATGTAAAAAAATACATATTATATTATATAATGCAAGGCGACAAAGAAGTTAAAAAATTACAAAAGATGAGGGAGACTCAGAAGAAGAAAGTAGAAAAAAGCTTTAAAAAATACACTAAAAAATACGTTATAAATAGTAGACAGACTCCTAGGTATGAAAAAAAGTATGAAAAAAATTTAAATAATTTGAAAAATATAAATAAAAAACTTAATAATAATGCGTCTAAAACGATAATGAGAGAAAAGGGGTTATTGGGAAAAAATAAAGCGATGTCACTTCTTAACGAAATAGAAAGAAAAGGAAAAAACGTACCAAACATACCACAAAACATAAAAAATGTCATATCTAATCAATTGAAAGCTCGACCAAAGATAGACACGACTCGAGAATTGGTCTCAAATTTTAAAAAATATCCATTCCATATTCAGAAGAAGATTCAATCTTTTTTGTATAAAACGAATACACCAGTCAAAAATATTATGAGTTATGAAAGACTCAAGTATATAATGAATACTATTAACTCCAACACAAACAAAATGGTATACAAACCGGCGACGGTTTCAACAAAAATGAAAGCGTTTGATCGCGAATTCAGAGAACTTTATAATTCTGGTAAAACGTACAGAAATATACAAAATTTCATAAACGTTCTGAATAACGCGTTCAACTAGGCTGTTTGAAAATCGAGGTACCCTCACATATTTTTTATGAATGCGCACATTTGTTCCTTGGTCAATTTGGGGTCTAACTTGAACATCTTCACAAGGTCCTCCTTTTTATAGAGTCGACATTTACGTGTATCAATCTTGAGGTCGCCATTTGCGTTGATAAACACTTTTGGTCGCTTCACCGGAGTCTTTGGTTTTGGTTGAAGTCTCTTTTCAATGTTCCTCACTTGGTTCATAACCGATGGGTCTCTACGACGAATTGGCGCTCTCTTTATGGGTTCCTTCTTCTTTTCAGCCTCTCGTTTAAGAACTTCGACTGCGCGTCTAATTGCACTTCCACCCCCATTTGTCTGTCTAGGTGCAGATTTTGGTTTGGTTTGGGTCACAGGCTTTCTTAAGATTTTACTGAGAATACCAGTCTTTTTTTCAGATAGAAATGGGTGCTTTAGAATAGTCTCAAATGTTGGAAGACCTTCGTGTTTTACGAGACGGAGACGCATATCCCTTATGTATGGACTATTCACACCGAGATACTTTTCTGGGAAGAGTTCTTTCACAAAATTCTTCACGGACGCGTGCTTTGTGTATTTTTGGATTATATTGAGAAAGTAGTGCGCATCATACATTGGGTGAGATTTGGTGGAGATACCATACGCCTTCAATTCACCGTTTGCAAGTTCTGGGTTCTTCATACCATCGATGGTCGTCATCCCAAAGTCGATAATGATTGGTTTGAGATTACCCGTAATCAACACATTATTCCAGTGAAGGTCGTGGTGTCTAAACTTTGGGTACTTTGTCTGAATCTCATACAGATTTTGAATAAGTCGTGAAATCACAGTCTTATAGTCGGACACGGAGGGATTTGTACGAATCCAGTCCTCGAGGGTCATGCCTCGTATGTATTCAAAATACAGAAAGTCCTTGTTCTCACACGTCTTGAAGTGATACATACGGGGAACCCCCATACCTTTCAACTTTTCCGCGATACGATACTCCATCTTGGCTGAGGGTTCTGATGTAATTTTTATAGCAACCTTGGTTTTACAGGCGTCGTCGAGGCATCCGTAAAAAACCGCGCCATATTGACCTTCCCCAAGTTTTCTAAGATTTCGACCCTTTTGAATTGTAACACCGGTGTTGGAGAACAATTGCTGTTTGGGCGCACACGCCTTCGTACCTCTCAAAAGTTTCTTGAGTTCTTGACCGACTGCATTCTTCTGTGCGTCAGTCTTCGCATTATTGGCGATGTATACAAGTTCTGCGAGCTTGACCATTCTTAATGTGGGCTGAGAAAAGATTCATATGAGAGTTGAAACACTCGTATCAATCTTGAGATTGGGGGAGGGTGGACATATATTTATTCATCATCTTCGTCAACTTCGATATCGTCGTCGACCTCCTCATCTTCTGGGAGGTCAAGACCTTGGAACGCGAAGGATGGAAGCTTCGTAGATTGTTCAAGGAGACACTGTTGGAGGCGCATAGTCACACCAAACTTGTTATCGATGAACCAGATTGAGCTCAAATCAACAATGGCCATAACCTTTTGGCTCTTCTCAATCGTATCAAGTTCAACCGGAGTCTTTTGCATAGAATAGGCCTCTGGAACAAAAGAACCATCGGGCTTCGTCGCAATCTTGAGCTTCATCGTTGAAGGGTATTGCTCCTTACCTGGGCGAACCATTGGCTTGTAGAGCGCTTCACGGAGCACCGCAACATTGAACTCCTTCCCAAGCCATTCCTTGGAGTTCACAGCCACCGTGTTCACGATAATTTCGTCCAACTCCTTCAACTTGTCGTGAAGCTCCATAGCCTCAGTGTTATCGGGGTCAAAGGAGAGGTCAAGAGAGTACGACGTGCGTCCGGTACCCTCATCAGTAAAGGCACTCAAACCAAATGGAGAGCGCATAAATGGAAGTTGAAGATAGATTTTTTTGTTGTCGCCACCGTTCAAGTAGACGGTCTTACCGCCATTCTTATTCTTACGGAGTTTTGAGAAGCCCACAGAGGAGGCAGAGAATTCGGAGGATCGTTGGATAGCAAGCGACATTGTGTAGAGGGTATTATATATCTTCTTGGAGTCTCGACTTTAAGTCAGTTTTTTTGTGTGACTATTATAAAACTAATCATGGGTCTTTTTAAAGATTGTGGCTGTGGATGTAACGGTCGAAAGCAACAGGAGAAGTTCATCACTTCCCTCATTTCGGGTTTGACTTTTTTCATTGTCGCAAACCCAGAGACGTTCCGTCTCGTCAGGCGGGTTCTCGGTCCACGCATCGCGACCCCCAATGGGTGCCCATCCACGATGGGTCTCCTCGTGCACTCAGTCGTCTTTATCCTCATCGTGTGGGGTATGATGAACGTAAAGAAGGAGGAAAAGGTGGTTATGGGTCCATCTGCGTGTGGATGCGGTGAGACGAAGGGTACGAAGGTTGTCCTCCCACCCCCCAAAATGGTTGACGCGCCACTCCCAGAACCAGGGTTCCAAGAACCCCAATTTCAATTTATGGATTCTGGACTTGAATTGGACGCGCTTGATATTAACTCTATATAATGAGGACAAACGACGTATCTGTTGTCTGTTCAATTCTAGAATACTTTACATGTTTAATTTGTTCATACAAACTCTCCACGTGTTTATCGGTAATTGTAAAACATTTTTCGATAAATATTGTACCGTTGTGTTCCACAATCAGTGGTCCGGGTCTGCCAACAACTGATTGTAAAATGTTCACCATATACATTCTATGTGGTTCTTGTCTTTAAAAGTCTTCATCAAAGCCAATCTCCGTGGACTCGTCGTCTAACTTCCCATAGTCCCCAACCCGCTTCTCAAAGAAGTTGGTCTTCCCATCCAAGCTAATATTCTCCATAAAATCGAAAGGATTCTTGGAATTCCAAATTGGAGGCACCCCAATCTGTTTGAGAA